ATATCTCCTATTGTAGTGTGTTTATTTATATAATACCGGTTTTTAAGATCCGTAGTATGGTATTTTATAGTCAGTTCCGTTTATATTTACAGATAAGAATCCTGCTGGAGTTGGAGGCAACTCCGATGCCTCATATACTGTGCTTGATGGATTCAATCGTATGCCACCTGCAATAACTACTGCATCATTTGTGCCCACTTTTGAAATGTTGTCATCTTTAAATACAAGCAATCGATGTATGTTATCAATGAAGTTTGCCGTTCCAAAGTTTGTTGTTGTTGCAATACTTAATGGACCGACAAATAGTTTAATTGTCGGATTTGGAATTTCTACAGTAGATTCAATTGAAGGAAATGGAACATCTTCGATGTTCATATTCAATTGAATAAAATCACCAAACGATAATGACGAAACCCATGTATCTAATTCAATGTTTTGATTTAATTGTGTATCAGTTGAAATATTTTCTGTAGATTCAATTGAAACCGGTTTTGTGTTTCTATTTAATTTGTGTGTCTCAAATATTACAGTAGATTCAATTGAGGGAAATGGAACATCTGTAATTTCCATTCCTAATTGAGTTATATCTCCAATACTCTCTGTGGACTCAATAGAATTTAAATATATTGTTAAATTTAACTGTGAAGTACCAAACGCAAGTGTTGGATCGACAGAATCTAAATTAGTAACAACTCTGACAACAATATTTTCATCAAATGATACTGATGATGCTATGCTTAATGATGTTGCAGTTAAAAATTCTTCTAATGTAGTAGAAGAATATGTTTGAATTGCAATGTCATAATATTCATTTAATATATCATCAAAATATATTGTTTGCGGATATATTAGTAAAGGAGGACTTACTTCGGCAATTAAATTTGCAGTAGACGCAATTGAATCTGGATATACAACAAAGTTTAGTTGTGAATTTCCAAACGTAACTAAGGATGGAATTTCTTGATCTAGTTGAGAGGTTTGATACGTTAATATTGTTGATGAACTTAAAGCCTGAATTTCTAAATTAGCAAAAAGCGTAGGCGTATGCACAATCAAAGTATTTAACTGTGATTGTCCTATCGCTAATGTTGAAGAAATTGCATAATCAAAAGGCGAGTCTGAAAACGTAGAATTTGCATAGATTTCTATCTGCGTAAATTCTACGTCATTTATAATTCCTTCTAACCCAATTGTTTGGGTAGTCATATCAAACGACTCCTCTAATTAAATATTAGAGAGAGAAAATTTTATTTGCGCCGCCAGAGAATGCTACTGTAATATCACCACCGTTTGGTAAAATTGGAAGACCAGTTGCGCTATCAATATATGCAATCAATCTAGATGTTGATTGAACGCCAGTATCTTGAAATATTAATAGTGCTTCACAGTTTGCTCCTGTAACGGAACTAAATGTTGCGTCATCTGAATCAAATACTCCATTGGTAATAGTCTTGTTTGATAATGAAGTTGATGCAATTACTGCGCTATTTCCAACATCGCTTCGATATTGGTGTGAAGTGCTGTAAGAATAAACTCCAGTATCAATCAATGCAATAACAATTGTATTGCTAGACATGTTGATTGCGCCGTTTAAAAATGCTTCTTTTGCTTTTGGGTATAGTGCGTTTGCCATTGAAATTGCTCCTTATTTTTTCGATAAGACTATTTATAATATGATTGGTGTTCCGATTTTAATAAATGCTCTTGTTGCCGATATTGCATATCCAAGTTTTAATGAAAATGCCGCACCATTGATAGTGGAAGTTGTCACAACATCACCATTACTTCCAAGATATAAAGATTGTTCTGGTGTCCAAGTCCACGATGGATTAGTTATTGAACCGAAAGTTACTGTCTGTCCTGAACTATCCAAAATTCCTAAAATTTTATCTACTTGAGTTATGTCCGATGCTGAAGCCAAAATAGTATTGGCTGTAGAGTCCAAAGCAACAACTTTATAGGTAGCACCGGTACTATTGCTAAATTGAACATTTAAAGATTCTGCAACACCACCGCCAGTGTTTGCTTGATTGTATGCGGCTTGTGCTAACGTGGTAGCAGTATTTGCGGTGTTTCTTGCTAAAGAATCAATTGCAGTACCAGTGAATGCTGTAGTTTGTGTTGTGTTATCGGGAAATGTTAATGTACCATCTGCACCAAATGTCCAGTTGTTCGACATTCCTGCGGTATTTGTCCTAATTTGAACAGTTGTATTAGCGTATAATTCAGCGGCCTCCGAACCCATAAACAATGCAGTAGAATCATCGCTAGTAGTTGTTAGATATGCGGTGTTAGAACCGTAAGTAGTAAAGTCTAGTTTAGAATTTCCTAATCCACTAATTGGTCCTGGTACTGTTAGTATATCATTATTGCTGAGACTAACTATGCTAGAGCCGTTGATTAATTGGCTAGTGCTACCACCAGTATTTGCTTGATTGTATGCGGCTTGTGCTAATGTAGTTGCAGTATTGGCTTGTGCGTATGCACTATTCGCAGTAGTTCTTGCTAGAGAATCTGAAGTTGATAAACCTAGATATGATACTGGTCTATTTTCCCAAACACTCAGAGATGAGTTATAAACAATAATGTGTGCATTTGCAAGTGCAACATTGTGATTAATGTTTACATCATGTATTTCATCAAGTTCAAATCCGTTTTGGGGATTAACATAAATTTCACCTTGGCCCTGATTTGCACGTTCAACAATACCAATAAAAACTATGTGTTCTGGCGCAAAGGGTTTGACTTTTGTTAGATTGCCTGCTGTGTTTGCTAGATAAAGTGTGTCGCCTTCGTTATATGCTTGAGTATTGACACCAACAAGTTGTCCTTGTGTAATAACAAATCCTGTGCCACCTGGAGTAATGCTGTTGCTATAAACAAGTCCTAAAGTTTTTGCTGAAGTAGCGTCAAGTCCATTTCGTGCAAGTTTAACGGATGCTTTATTGCCAGTTGCACCAAACAAATAAACGGCTTGTCCTTTTGTAATGGTAACATTTTCTGCATTCTTTACTTCAGCAAATACTTGTTGAACATCAGTAGGAGTAAATGACGCAGCCGATGGAGATATAAATTCAAATTTTTGTGTTGCTTCATTATAAGATAGAACATATCCATTTTGAATACTGTCTCTATCAACATCATCTAGATATCTTAGATTGACTTCACCCCCACCAGATGCTTTCCATGCATCATTTGCTAGTGAACTTGATACGAGGGCATTGAGTTTGTTTTTGTATTGACTTAAATCATTTTCAAGAACGGACTTAAACTTTTCAAACTTCTGTTCTACTTGTTTACTGTCACCGTCCTTACCTGAAGGACCTTGAATTCCCTGCGGTCCCTCTGGTCCTTGAATGCCTTGAGGTCCTCGCTCTCCTTGAATTCCCTGAATCCCTCTTTCTCCTTGAGGACCGCGCTCTCCTTGAACACCCTGTTTTCCGGCAGGTCCAGCGGGACCCATTTCGCCTTTTGGTCCATCTCTTCCGTCCAGACCATTCTTTCCGAGATCGCCTTTGTCACCTTTGTCCCCCTTTTCTCCACGGTCTCCTTTATCACCTTTGAGACCTTGAGGACCGGTTGGTCCAACTTCTCCTGACTCGCCTTTGTCGCCTTTTTCTCCGGCATTGCCCTTCTCGCCTTGAGGACCTTGTGGTCCTGTTTCTCCGATAGGACCAACCTCACCAGGAATACCGCGAGGTCCTTGTTCGCCTCTTGGTCCTTGTTCTCCGTCATTGCCTTTAGGACCTTGCGAACCTTGTTGACCCATAACGCCGCGAGGTCCAGCAGGACCTTGTGTGCCTGGTGGACCTTCAACGACCTCAACTAATTTTTCTGTAGTCTTTAATTCTTCGCGAAGTTTGCTTATCTCTTTTTTAGTATAAGCAATTGAAGTTGCGACAGAAAACGCTTGGTCGAGAGTTAAATCATCCTTACTCTTTGTCACCCTTTGCCTCTTCAACTAATGTGTCAAAGAATTTAGTCATTGACTTAGCCAATTCAACTTGATCTGCATCAGGCACGACACGTTCCTTCTCCTCTTTCTTCACATTGATTACTACTTCCTGTGGGGGAGGTGCCATGGGTGTTTGTTGTTGTTGGATTTGTGGAATCTCAGGTTCTCCATCATCTTCAGCAGACTCTTCTTCTATTTCTTTATCAATTTGTTCAATATCATCTTCAGTCAGACGCAATACGTTTTTGCGAACCCATGCAGAAGAATAGTATTTACCAACATAATTGTCAACATCGCTTAGAATACCTAAACGTTCTTTCATGATTTCTGCTTGCTTTAATTCTGCAAAGTGCATATCATTAATGAAATCATATGAGATTTCTTCTTTGATCATATTCCACTCTGCGCGAGTGCAAATGCCTTTGAGTAACAACTGTGTTTCTAACAGTCGATCAAACAAATGAGAGAATCTTAAACGTAGACGCTGAATGAATTTATTAAACTTCAACTCATCGCGTGTAATTTCTGATGCGCGACCTAATGAGAATCCTGTATCTGATTCTAAACGAGAAACAGGCACATTCAAAGACTTATAGAGTTTTTTCTGAAAGTATAGAACGTCATCAATCTCACCTAAGTTTTGTCCGCCCTGAAGTGTGGTAATCTCTGTACCTTTGCCACCTTCTCTACGTGGCAACCAAAAGTCTTCGAGCATTGTTTGATAACGTCTATCGTCACGAATCTCACCAGTCTGTGCATCATATACAAGTTTGTTCTTATACTTCTGCATGATTTCACGTAAGTATTGTTCAGCCTTCATCTTAGGCAAGTTACCTACGTCAATGTAAAAAATTCTACGTTCTGGTGCGCGAGAGATACGATAGATTACGGTTGCGTCTTCAAGCATACGCAACTGATTAAGTGTTTTAATTGCTTTGTGCAAATGTGAGATGACCATTCTGCCATCTTTATCTGTTATACCCGAATGAACATAACAGATAGAATCTGGTGCAATCTTAATACCTTGATTAGTATCGTTGCTGAATCCTTTGCTTGAGTAAACAAAATACTCATTCATTTCAGGAACAACTGGCTGATTGCCCAACTGAGGTTTTGATTTTTTGAATTCTTTGACTTTACGAATTTTTCGTGGATCAACATAACGAACTTCTTTCAATCCTTGACGAGGATTTTTTTCGTCAATCATCATATGATAGTAAAGTCTACCATCAACATACCAACGTCTAAAAATATCGTAGCCTTGATTATTGAAGTCAAGTAACTTCATAACCTGATAATATTCATCACGAATTTTCTTTTTGACTGATTCTGGTTGTTCTAGTTTGTCTAGAATAATTTGAACTGGATAGTCACCTTCTCCAAAAACAACAGATTCATTAATGATATCTTCAATAGCGGCATCGCATTCTGGTTGATTTGCCATATCGCGATAACGCTTAATTAAATCTGCATCATTACGAATTGTGCCTTCAAGATCAGTATAGATTCCATATACACCACCGCCTGAGACTGCTACCGAGCCATCATCTTCTTTAGGTGGTACGAAAGATGTTACCTCTGGTACATCTTCTTCTTTACCAATTTTATATCCAAATAATTTTATCGCCATGTTATCTTCCTAAAAAAATGGGGGCGTAATAGCCCCCATTTGTGTTTGTTTGACTATTACGCAACTATTTATATGATTGCGTTTGAGCCAATTTATGAAGTTGCAATTGACGTTGGTGCAGTAGCGTTACCAGAATCGCTAGTGCCTCCCATATCCATATGAGTGTATTGGAAGGTTACTGTAAATTCTTGAATAGCATCCGTTGTGTCATAAGACAAATCAATTGCAGAAACATCAGTTGGGAATGCGTTATACAAAGCATAAATTCTGCTAGTTGTACCATCGCCTCTGTAGTGATGAATTTCAATTGTTGAACGGTAATCTTCAGTTGTGTCTCTGAGTGCTAATTCTCCGTCTGGATTGATAATAAACTTCATCCAGTTATCCATGACTTTACGCATATCTTGCTTTTCGTCATTGATAACGGTTACTGTCCAGTCTGCAAATGTTCTATCTCCAGGAACTTTAATTCTACGTCCTCTGAATGGAACTTCAATTACACCAACAGACATTGCTGGAATGGCAGCGGAACGGCATAAGAAAGAAAACTTACTTTCTTCTGCAAAAATTCCTGCCGAATCAGATAAACCTGTTGGCGCAGTAATGAAACAGCGGAAAAGGTTTGCTCTAGCGCCAGTGCCTAGCGTCTGTCTAAATTTCGAAATACTAAAAATTTCATCGTTTGTTGTTGCCATATCTTTCCCCTGTCATTATTCTATTGCTGTGAAGTAGTCATAAGACCAAGTCACAGTAAATTCTTCAATGGTGTCTGTTGTATCATATGACAAGTCGATTGTGCTAATGTCACTAGGCCAGCAATGTTCTAGTTTATATGAGTAAACCACATTACCTGCTTGATCTAATTGCTCAATCAACATCGTTGAATATTGTGTGCCTAATGAAGAATCATCTACCTCTTTAGAGAATGTTTCTTCATAGTTAACAACAGAATATTTCTTTTGAATGTCTTCAACTAATTGACGAACTTTTTGATTCTTATCGTTAAGAACTGTGACTGTCCATTCAGCAAAGGTTCTGTCGCCAGCAACCTTGTATCTTCTACCTGCCATGAATGGAATTTCAATCAGTCCTACTGTTGAGCCAGGCAACTGAGCCGCCTTGCATAGAAAACTAAATTCTTCGTCTGTCGCATTACCAGTAGTCTGTAATTCTGTTCCGAATGATGGTGTCACTCGGAACAGATTAGAACGTGCACCGGTTTTAATAGCGTTAGCGAGACTTGATATTGTCGTAATTGCCATCTTTTTTGTCTCCTTAAGTTTCTATTATTTAGCCGGCGATTTCAGTAAATGTTGCGGTTCCTCTTACAGAAACAAAGTTAAGTTGGACGAAGTTGACTGAACGAATTGGCTGAACGAAAATGTCGCAAACAAATTCATTTGAATTTACAACTGATTCTGGATTGTTGCTTTCATCGCAAACAACACGGAACGCTGTAATACCTCTACGAGCCTGAACGCTACGCAGATATGGAACAACTAAGTTAACAAAGTTGTTTCTTGTAATCGCATCGTTTTGATCAAACAAAACATTTTCGGCTGCGTTGCCAATTGTGTTCTGAAGTTCAATGAACAACTTACGAACGTTAACGCGATTCAATGAAGTGTTCTTAACTGTGAATGTCTTATCGCCAAATAGAACTGTGCCCTTACCAACTTGCGTCAGAACTGGGTTAATGGCTGCCTTGTATAGAGAATCTCTTTCAGTCTGGTTAGGATTGAAAGCAAGACGAACTAGATTCTGAATGTTGCCGTTTGTGTAGCCTGCTGGTGACAGCCATGGCTCACGAACTGAATCGTTTCTACCAATGCAACCTGCTACGTCTGCGTTCAGAGGAACATAGATGTAGTTATCGTTGTAACGATCATACTGATACTTCCAACCGCTATCTGCAATTGCGTATGTAGAACGTGTAACTGTGTCTGCCCATGACAGAATAGAAGTTGCTTCTGCGCCTGCATTGTTTACTACGTTTGCTCTTAGTGGAGATACGCAAACAACTGCATCTTTACGAACTTCTGCTACGTCACCGATGATTCGATTAGCAACTGTAGCATTTGCTTGACCTGCAACAATGATTGGAGATGGAACATCTGCTTTGTTAGCAAATTTCAGATAACCTGTTGTTCTATCACCATCAGTTAATGATGCACCATCTGAACCACCAGCAAGGCTGTAGTTCTTTGGAACAGTCACCGATGTGAATGTTGTGCCTGATGCTGTGTTACCCCAATTTGAACCAGCATTTTCGTGATCTGTCCAGTAAACATATCCTGAAGTATTGTTGACAACATCTTTGTAATAGTTTGTACCACCGTTGTCTGCTCTTGCATCAGATGCCTTAGAAACAAGTGCATACTTCTCAAGAACTGTATCACCTGAGCCAGTAACATCACCATCTTGGTCAACTACAACGATGTGCATTTCGTCACCAGAACCGCCTCTTGTTGAAGCGTATAATGATGTGCCTGGCGCACCATCAAATTCGTTGAAATATTCCCAACGGCGAACTGCTGTAGCACCTGAAGCACCTGTTAAGTGTGCAGAAGCAAGGGTGAAGTGAGTTGTGTTTGTGATAGATGCAACTTTGATTGCACGACCTTCGCAAACGAACAAGTCACCGACTGTTAGTTCGGTGTTAGCCGCAGAACCTGCACCAACAACTGCTGTAGCACCTGCTGTTACTGTGAATGTACCTGTCAGGTTAGACTGCCATGCGCTTGAAGATGGGCAAGTAGAAACTTTTAGAGAGTTTCCGAGTGCGCCAGCATACTTAGCAACCCAAGGACCAACGTTGAATGATGCTGTATTAATATACACATCTTCGTTCTTGATGAGTTGACCAGTACCTGCTGTGCCTGAACCTGTAGTTGCTTCAGCGGTAGCGTTCAATGCTGTGTTTGCAACACGAACGACATACAAAGGCGCTGAATAGCCAAGGTAGTTAGCCGCAGACAAAAAGTCAACTGCGTTTGTTGAGTTTGGTTTACCAAATTGTGCTACTAGATCAGCCTCAGACTGAACTGGAGTTGCTTTTTCAATAGGTCCCCAACGGAATTGTCCTGAAAATGCACCTGTTGTTGTTGCAACGGTGGCTTGTGAGGAAACAAGGTCTTGTTCGGTGATCTTGATTCCTGGTGAGATGAGACTTATAGCCATTGATTTCTCCTTGTTTTTATAATGATGTGTTTGATACGGGTATTTTCATTTTATTTATAAAAAATCGGATTTGTATCTGTCCTCATACCAAACTTGCCCTGTGCTGTCTATGATCTTTTGATCATTTTCATCATCACCGTTATTTATAAAGCCAAAAGGCGTCACTTCTTCCTCGATCATTTTGATTCTAGTTTCATATAATTCTTTTCTCAAATTCACATTTGTCAATTCTTTGAAATATGAATTTGTTGTCAGCCATGAAAATAAAACTAAAGGCATGACAAGGTCATCATGATAACCTTCGTCCGCCATGTAAGAATTCTTTCTTTGAATGAAAGTAGATATTTCCGAAATTGTATCTGCATCATGTATTAATAATTTTTTCTCTTCTACCATAGATTTAAAGTTTGAGCAACCGATTCTCTTCACTTTTTTGTCCGTAGTTACTCCCAACTGTGTCTTACCTCCACCAAAACCTCCGTTGACAACTTGTCCTGAAGTGGTTCTGGTAACAGATATGATATTTTCATATTCATAATCTCCGTAGAGAATCTCTGCAACTTGTTCTGACGTATTGATTTCGACAAGAACGTATGCTTCATTGAATTCTTTTGCTACTTTGTAAATGATTGACGGATAAAGTAGAGGACTAATCTTGTTGTCCCTATATTTTCCGACTAATTTATATGGCATCTGAGTAGCATCAATGATTTGAAATGCGGAATAGTCTTCACCAACACCTTTTGCGGTGTCTGCGACAATTACATAAGTGTGATCTTTTTGTGCAGATTCATAAACATCAAGTCCATCTTTGCTATAGATTGTCGGAATTGGTGACATTTGTGCAATTGTGTCTGCGGCAACAAGTGTAAGACTTGAACCCAAGAATTTACACAAGACTTCTTGGTT